CTTTCGGGCCCCTATCTTGGGTGGGCTAGCCCACCTTTTACTTTCTTCCATCCATCTATTAGGAGCTACAATGGTTTCTGATACCTCTCCCAGTCTCGATTCATTTGACATTACTGTCCCATGCTCGGTGACCGGTGAAGTTCATTATATCACTGTAGTTATCCGAAGGGATGTTCACGGAAAGCGGCATTATTCCTTCCAAGGAGTTTTGCCGGTATCTATTGAGGACTTTCGAAACGCCCTTGATAGTTACATCCGTGAGCTGGAAGCTGTCCTTAACCTTCGTGTTGGGGGCATTATTTAACCCTGCAGAGCAAGAAGGTACACATGACTAGTAGGACCCGCACGACAGGAGCTATATTGGATGGTGTTAAGGTTAGTAAGGAAACGGCCTTTAATGGCACGGTCAATACTACTTATACATCACCAACACATCTCCGAAGTGGTGAGTTTAAAACCACAACTGATGTGGTTACTCGCGGTTTTCGTCGGAAAATGAACGCCGGCGAAATCATAAATAATCCGTTTTACTCGCAAGAGATAAAACGTACCAAATATTACACTGGCCATAAGGTCAGACGTAAATCTGGTTCCGGTAGTACTATCCAGTACTACGAGGGTGATAATTTATACGGGTCTCCTGATCCTGTTCCTTCCCCCTCGGTGGACGTCACTGCTCTTCGAGCTTTGGCGGGTACCCAGGCTGCCGCTAATGTCCTTAAACCAGACATTGACGGGTTAGTCGAAGTGGCCGAGTTTAGAGAGGCTGTAAGGTTATTTGACCTTAAGCGTAATCTTCTCGACTTGCATCTCAAGGATATTCTTAAGGCTAAAGGCGTTTCTCGCTTTGGCCTTGGAACCCGTGTGATTGCAAACAATTGGCTAAAATATCGTTACGGTATTATGCCTCTTGTCAGACTTTGCGACCAGGCGTTACATTTGGGTAAAGAACCGAAACCTCTCCGCTTAGTTGCGAGAGGTTCTGCTTCCGACAGTGCTAGTCGTTCCGACACCGTTAGTGATAACGGCGGGAACTTCTGGAACGTTTCCTTCGCCGTCGATCAGACGTTGGAGGTTAGCGTTCGAGCGGGTGTTCTCTACGAGATCATCCAATCGCACAATCGGTATGGCTTCAACTTTTCCGATCTTCCGGCGGCCGCGTGGGAACTTGTTCCCTATTCGTTCGTCGTTGATTGGTTCTCTAATGTTGGTAACTTCATTAGAGGGGTTACTCCCAAAGTTGGAGCTCGGGTGCTAGCAAGTTGGACCTCTGTGAAGACTATTCACACTGCCAAGTGGGATTTAAATGCCACCTGGAAAGCGAGTAGTTCTACATTTGAGGAACAGCTGACCCCCGGTGGTGGTAGCGATCATGTTACCACCACAGTCCGCAGAACTCCCGGTATTTCGAAGAAAGTCGTATTCAATCGGCCTAGCGTAAAAGCTATCCCGACGGATAAGAGGTTCATCGATGCTCTGGCATTAACTCTTCAAAAGTTTTTGTCATAGCTACCTAAGGGGTTTTGTCCCATTCACAAATTGATGAGAGTATAGCAATGTCGCTTTCTGCGATTAATACGAAGACGTATGCCTTCGATAGCAATACAGCGGACGCAGCTAAGTATGCCGGTCCGGGTAATGACTTCGACTCTAAGGATATCCTTGAGCTGAAGCGCACGGCCCCGAAACCGACCTCTACTTTCCCTGGCGTTGCGCGGTCGAGCGCGAAGTTCTCCCGCACGGTAGTGATTAACTCAGTACCGTACACGATGATTGCTGAAGCTTCCTTCAGCATTCCCGTGGGAGCGCTTGCTGCCGATATTGACAGCATCCGGGACGATCTTGGAGACTTCCTTATCTCCTCGAACGGTGACAATCTCGTCGAGAAGCACGCAATTGTGCAGTGATTAGGGGCCAATCATGGCCTCCAATCTTCTCTTCGAATTGTTTCGCAAACTATTAACGTTTGCGGTAAACCGGTTAACTTTTGGGTTAACTCGTCACTTGTCGTTACTTATTAACTCTAGTGAGGTAACTGAGATGAATAAGCTAGTGCTTGAGGTAGTGATCCTTGATTCAGCTTCTGGCCAACTTCCGATTAGGGAGCGAAGCCTTGGAATGCGCGTTTGGGATGCTATATCCCTTCGTGCTTCCACCGCCGCGATCTCTGCTCGTGTCTTTGGCCTTGCTTCTAAGGCTCGCTACGCTGTTAAGGTTATTTCGGGCATCGATGATTTCGAGGCTCGGATGGACTCCGTGTCGGAAGATGGGTTTGATACCTCCTTCTTACATCGGGGTCCAGCTTTCCAAGGTTACCGCATGCCTCTTTACACAAAGAGGCCTTCGGGTACTTGGGAAGTTAACCCAGTTCTAACTCGTCTCTTAGTAACTACAATTAACGCCTGAGGTCGCTATGAAAAAGCGAGTCAAAAGAGGAGTGATTCCCCTTAAGACCAGAAGTTCTGAGCTTCATGCTCAGATCCTGCTAGCGGCGTTAGATCGTGCCAAGCCTTGGTTAGATGAGTTCTCGGTTGCCCGGTTTTCCGGGTATATCCGAGGCCGTAACTGGCCTCATTTACTCAAAGCAATTGATTCTTTTCCTCCCGCAGTTGCAGAGGGCGTAGAGAGTTTCTACGTATGGAATCAATTTGTCGCATTGGTCAAGAAGTATCCCTTTACTGAGGAAGAATCGAAAGGGTTCGACCCTTCGTCTACCGCTTGGAAGAAATTCCTCGCGGCGGAGCACTCGTGTAAAAGGATTAACCAGAGATTTCGCGCGATGCGAAACAATGGTTATCGTTACACATCCGTCTTAGGACTGATGCGTACGTATATCTATTCTGTGTTGGGTGAAAGCCCTCCACTAAATGAGATATATGACCTTTGTGACTTTGGCCCGGGGGCTAGTGTCGGAGTAAGCGGAAACTTAACAAACCTAGGCAGGAAATTAACTGCCAAAGTTTGGTCCGTTTCTCCTTTAGCGCTCTCGTACGCGATACCTGCGTTATGGCAACATGAGCAGGTGAGGGATCTCATTTTAAGAGACTCCCCCTCCCCTGTGTGTCTCGATTACGATGAATTTCGTCGTCGAGTTACCGCACGTGTCTCGTTAGTAGCACATAACAAAGTTAGCTTCGTACCAAAGTCGTTTAAGACTTTAAGGTCTATAGCGACTGAGCCATTGCTGAACGGATACTTACAAAAGGGTATAGATCAATATATGAGGCGGTGTTTAAGCCGCTTCGGCATTGATTTATCGGATCAATCTGTTAATTCAGAATTGGCCCGTGTCGGTAGTTTAGGAGGTTTTAATCCCTACTGCACTATCGATCTTTCATCTGCTAGTGACTCTATGAGTTACCAACTGGTGAAGGACCTTCTTCCGTCAGACTGGTTCGATCTCCTTGATCGTACCCGCTCTCATCGTTTCAAACATCGTGGTGTCTCGCAAAGATACCACAAGTTTGTTTCGATGGGGAATGGTTTCTGTTTCCCGTTGCAGACGCTAATATTTGCCTCCGTTTGTTATGCTGCTTGCAAAATAAACGGTACTCCAAACGACTTTAAGGTCTATGGAGATGACATTATTGTGCGTCAGTCCGAAGCCCTATGTGTCCTCGAGTATTTGAGGTTCATTGGGTTTAGGAACAACCCTGATAAGACCTATATCCATGGTCCATTCAGGGAGTCATGTGGGACAGACTGGTACGGCGGACTGGACGTTCGTCCAGCATACTTGAACTTTAGATTCCGGGATAACCGGGATCTATATAAGTTTCACAACGTCACTCTTCGCGGAAGGCTATGCCTCAATTTCTTTGAGGATATACGCCCTATGCTTAGAAGCAGGTGTCCAGAGAGTGTGCGATTTGTACGCCCATTCCATGGACCTCCGGACTCATGTTTTACCGTGAGTAAGGATGTCTGCATGACGAGCCGCTTTGTACATTGGGATCGTATCACATGGGCTTGGCGCTGGAAGGAAGTTTTATCGCTTCCTCTTCGTGACAAGCTATGGGGTATTGATCCTGATGTCTGCAACAAAGTGGAGTATTTAGCTGTGTTGAGGGGTTCGAAGTCCTCTTCACCGCTATCCGTTCGTCGTAAGGCGAGAGCCTCAGTAAGGAGTTGTTCTTACTGGGGGGTCCCCGGGAGTGATCCCGCGGTCCCAGAGGAACCG